CGTGCCCCCGCCGGTGTCGAAGCTGAAGACGCTCTCGCCGGCCTGCGGGAGTCCACCGAGATCTTGGCGGCCGTAGCGGACCGTCGCCTCCCAGTGGTCGGGCCCAACCGGCTCGATGGAGATCGAAAGCTTGATCAGCCCGTCGTAGTTCGCGGGGCTCGCCGTGTCGGCCTGGCCGCGTGCGTCGACATCGTTCTCGACGCCTCGGATGTCGTAGAGCAGCTCGGCCGACGGGTTGTCGCCCGTGGTCGAACGCCGGCTCTCGAACCTCTCCGTGACGATCGGCGGCACGCGACGTCTCCTCAGGCGAAGGTCAGCCCGCCCGACCGGGCGGAGTCGGCCAGGCGGCGGGTGTTCTTGGCGGTCTGCTCGGTCGCCTTGGCGGTGCGTTCGGCCGCGTCATCGCTCGCGGCGAGGCTCTGCACCGCCAGCGCGTTGAACGTGCCGCGGACGGTCACGCCGCGCTCGATCGCGGCACCGAGCCCGGCGAGCCCTTCCTGGAGCCGGCCGATCAGGTCGCGCGGGACACTGCTCGCCGTGTCGTCACCGGACTCGTCTCGTTGCTCGCGCTGGCGACGGGCCTCGGTGATCGCTTCGTCGAGTTTCGCGCGAGCCTCGTCGAGCTTCCGCTGCGTCTCGGCGATGTCCGCGTCGGTGCCCGAACGCAGCGCATCCTGGGCCTCCTCGAACCGCCTCCCGATCTCAGCGAGCGTGGCATCGTTGAGTTGCGAAGCGTCGTCGCGTTCGCGCTGGCGGCGCGACTCACGGCCGGCCAGATCCCGCTGGGTTCTGGCGTCTATCTCCGACAGCTTCGCGTCGAGCTGCTCGTCCACCGCGCGCTTGGCGGCTTCCACATCGAGGCCGCCGTCGAACAGCCCCTGGATCTCCAGCATCCGCTTGGCGACGAACGACGACGCAGACTGCCAGACCTTCTGGAACCCGCTGGTGAACCGCGTCCACGTCTTCGACAGGAACGAGGTCATCTCGATCCACGCGACCTCGATCGCATGGAACACCGTCTGGGCGACCGCGAGCGCGCCGTACCACATCTTCTGGGCCGTGGTGATGAAGAAGTTGCGAGCCCCCAGCCAGACCTCGTTGAGCGCACTGGCGCCGCGTTTCCACGCGACCCGGAGCCCGAGCCAGAGGATCTGGGCCGCGAGCTGGATATCGCCCGCGGCGAGGGCGTCTTGAATGCCGCCTGCGACCTTGCCCACGAACGCGCGCAGCTGCCCGAACCGCTCGCTCAGCCAGGCGATCGCCTCGCCGCCGGCACCCGAGTACGCGACGATCGCGCCGCCCAGACCCGCGACCGACGCGACCACGAGCCCGATGGGCGAAAGCAGCGCCCCAAGCGCCGAGCCGATCACACCGATCGCGGAACCGACGACGCCCGCAACGGTCACGAGCCCGCCGAGCGCCGTCGCCGCGATCGCCGCGAGCAGGCCAACCGCGATCAGCGCGCCGCCCGCGAGCGTCACGACCGCTGCCACCTTCGCAATGGTGGCCACGAGCCGGCGGTTGCGGTCGATCCAATCGCCGGCGGTGCTCGCGATGCGCGCGATGAACTTCGCCGCCGACTCAATGGCCGGGGCGAGGGCCGCGCCGATGCGGAAGGCGATGTTCTTGATGACCGCGCCCGCGGCGTTGAGCGCATCGGTCAGCGCGGCGGCGTCCGCGGCCGTCTCGGTCGAGATCGTCAGCCCCAGCGCTCGGGCTTGATCTCGGAGCCCCTCGATGCCGTCCGCCCCCTGCAGCAACAGCGGCAGGATCGCGTCGACCTGCGTGCCGAACGCGCGCTGCGCGAGCCCGGCCGCCTCCGCGGGGTCCTCCATCGCGGCCATCGCCTTGGCGATTGCCATGAGCCGCTCTTCCGGGCTCAGCGTCCGCAGCCTCTCGGCCGAGAGCCCGAGCGCCTCGATCGCCCGCACCTGCGTGGTCGTGCCCTGGCCGGCAGTGATGCGGCCGAGGCGCCGGTTCATGCGCTGCACCGCGGCCGCGAGCTCGTCGAGGGAAGCGCCCGACTGCTCGGCCGCGAACCGCAGCTCGCTGAGCGACTCGACGCTGATGCCGGTGCGCTTGGCCATCTTGTCGAGCTGGTCACCCGCGCGAGCGAACCCCTGCGCCATCGCCCCGAGGCCGGCGACCGCGGCGCCGCCGACCGCGACGAGGCGCGCGCCGATCGCCCGGACGCCGGCGCCGAACGCGCGGAGCCGCTTCTGCGCCCGCTTGAGCGCCGCGGTGAGGCGGTCGTTGACGCCGAGTTCGACGTACGCCCGCCCGGCCCGGATGCCTCGGGTGTTGGGCATTAGGCGGCCCTCATCACCGGTAGACTGGCAACATGGAATCGTGGGTTACAGATGTCACGACCGGTGCCATGAAGCGGATCGCCGCTCATGCGGAACTGGTCGGACTTACGAACACCGAGGAATTCACGTTCCGATCGATGTTCATGGCGGAGGCCGCGACCCGCTATCCGGGCTTCCAATTCCAGACCGAGTGGCACAAGTTCGATCTGCTCGTCCAGAACGACACCGCGGCTACGCTGATCGAGTTCAAGTACTACCTGCTGCGACGAACGCGGAGGCTCGATGGCTCGGTCGGGAACTTCAAGGGCGGTGCCGGGCCGAAAAACGAAAGCGAGTTCTGGAGATGTGTCGAGAAGATCGCCACGGCCGCTCCCGCTGAGGTTCAGGATCGATTCCTCGTGCTGGTTTACGAGCGTGAGTACAAGAAGCGGTCGCGGTACTCCTTCCACGGCAGCTTCGGCGGGATCGAGCCGGATGGGTTCGTGACACGGGTCTGGCCGACGAGCATTGGACCGTTGGAAGGCCGCGTGCTTCAGATTGGTGCGCATTAACGGGCTCCCTTCACGCTGTTGCGCCAGACCTTGGGCAGCTTCGCGGCTTCCTTCTCGAGCGCCGGCCGCATGTACGGCCGGGCCGCGACGCACACGCGCCGGCGCGACCGCTTCCCCCGCCGGCGTCGGACCACCGTCGTGCGTCCGCCGAACTCGAGCACGTTCGGCACGTCGCCCCGGCGGAACCCCACCGGCCCGACAACCACGCTCTCCGTTCGCCGGTCGTAGCCGAAGAAGATCAGCCGGCGCAGGCTGCCCTCGTGCGCATACGGCGGCCGACCGGGACGCGAGGTGCCGCGGCGCCGGCGCATGCTGGTCTTGGCCCGCTGGCGGACGAACGCGCCGCCTCGGGAGAGGGCGCGTCGCTTCGCGGGATCGACCGCTCGTCGCACCGTGGGCCGATCGAAGAACAGGTTCTTCACCCGCATGTCGATCACGGCGCAGCGCCCCCGACCTCTCCGGGCCGCACGAAGCGCGGCGGCACCACGTACCACCCTTCGGGGTACTCGATGCGGCCGTCGGTGCGTGTCCACTCATCGTCGATCAGCGTGTAAGCCGGGCCGCTCACGTTCGGGCCGACGCGGCTCGGGCTGTCCTCCGCGACGAGCACGGTCCTCCCACTGCCGCACCCGGCGGCCAACGCGATCGAGATCGCGAGCGCGGCGATCGGCGTCCATCGGCTTGCGCGACTTCGCATAGCGCTTCTCCAGCCATGAGACCAGCGCGACGACGAGCGCCGCGGCGATCCGGCTCAGCACGTTCACTTCGTGGGCGCCTTCTCGCCGGGGCCGTCATCGTCTCGCGCGAAAAGCAGCCCCACGCCCGCGGTCAGCGCGGCGAGCGCCGCGCCCCAGTCGGCGGCGGTGGTCGGGTCGGCGTCGAACTGATGCGACACGGCCAGCGCGACCGCGGCGACGATGCCCGCGATGCCCGCGGCGGTGGTCTTCCATGACTTCATGGCGTCACTCCTTCGCTTGGTCGTTCCTGATGAACACGTCCTTGAGCACCCGCACGCCCGCGGGGATGGGTTCGTCCGATCGCTGGTTGGAGGCGGCGAAGGGGTCGAAGTCACTCGGCTTGAACGCTCGCCGCTTCTTCGGGTCGCGGTGAACGTTGGCGAGCAGGGCCATCGCGCTGCTGGCGATGGACCAGTCGTGCTGCTGGCGGGCCTCGGCCATCGCCAGCAGCGCGCGGAGGGTCAGGGCGGCCGGGTCGACGCCGACGACGCCGGCGCATCGGTCGATGAGTCGCCAGACGTCGGCGCCGCTTGCGCCTCCGCCTCGCTCATCAGCTCGCCCACCATCCGATTGAGCTCGTTCTCCTCGAGCATCCGATCCAGCCGCGTCTGCACGGCGTCGCGGGCCTTGTCGCGCGTCTCGCGCATCGCGTCGAGCACCCGCCCGAGGGCGGCCCGGTCCCTCGGGCTCGGGCAGAAAGCCACGATCTCCTCCAGCAGCGCGGCGGTGGCCGCCTCGATCGCGTCCCCGGCCATCGCGCGGCCGAAATCCTCGTCGCTGACGCCGCGCTCGTCCGCCTGCGGCTTGCAGACCGCGTACAGGACGTCGCAGAGCAGGATCGGGTCGGACGCCAGCTCGTCGGCGACGCGGGTGTCGAGCGAGACGGCGAGCGCGAGCAGGTCGGTTCCCGTCAGGCCTTTGACGCGCTTGAGCGCGGCGACGTTGATCTCAACGACCCAGTCGCGGCTTGCGTTGTCGGTGAAGTTCTTCATCGAACTGTCCTCCGGTTAGGCTCCGATCCAAGAAGGCGGCGTGTCCGAGTACGTGACCTTCGCCGTCACCGACACCGTGATCGCTTCCTCGAGCGACTCGGAGCGGCTGAAGCTCGTGATCATGAAGTCGGCCTGCAGCCCCTCGCCCGCGCCCGAGCTTGATCCGTCGAGGACCTGCATGCCGATCGGGGCGTTGTTGAGATAGGCGTCCTTGATCGCGCCGAAGCCGGCGTCGGCCGTGTCCCACACCATCTCGAACTCGACGCTCGCTTCCTTGAGCGTCGCGACCACCGCGCGCCAGCCGCTGTTGGCCCGGGTCGTGACATCAGCCTCGCCCGCTTCGAGCGAGAGCGTCACGTCGCGGACGTTCGCGAGCTCGGTCCACGAGCCGCCGCTCTGCCCGCCCACGCTGTAGTTGAGCACGGCCTCCATGCCGAGTCGGATCGCCATTGGTTACCTCCTGACCCGGTAGGTCACGCGCATCACCGTCGTCAGCGTCGATCGCTCGTCCAGGTGCTCGGCCGCGACGACGGGCTCGTGTTCGATGCTCACCCACGCCGCCTGCGGGTAGCCGGTCAGCC